TGAACAAGGTATGAATATTTTTTCCATTCCCCAGCCTGTTCCAGTTGATATTACTTATAGTGTAAAGATTGTTTGTAATAGAATGAGAGAATTGAATCAGCTTAATAAGGTTGTTATGCAGAAATTCTCATCAAGACAAGCCTACACTTTTATTAAAGGACAATATGTTCCAATCATATTGAACAATATTGCAGATGAATCACAAATGACTATCGAACAAAGAAAATATTATATTCAGAATTACGAATTTACTATGTTAGGTTATTTGATTGACGAAGAAGAGTTTCAGGTTAAGCCAGCAATTGCAAGGGTGACACAACTTTTTGAGATTGATACTTATTCTTTCAAAAAGAGAAGAAATAAAGATCCTAAAAATCCTGATGAATTTTTAACAAATTATTTATATGTTGTTGGAAATAATGTCTTAAGTGATATTGCAGCTTATACTGCAAATCTTACTTTCCTCAACTCAACAAATGTCACATCTTATGATGTTTACATCAATGATGATTATTATGGAACTGATGTTCAGACAATTCAAATCACTACAAATGACAACTTAAGAATAGAAGTTGTGAAAGATAATGACACATTGGAGGCGAATTTAGAATTTGATAATATATTGGTTTAGTTCTCTCCGTAGATGTCTTTTTTCTCTTTGCACTTTTCTAAAATCAAAAATTCCAAAAATTTGTAAATCTTAATTCCCTTCTTGTCACAATACTTTTTTAGTATTTCGTGGACTTCAGGGGATATTTTTAGGTTCTTTATCTCTTTCTTCATTTTATAAGGTAGAAAAAAGGTAGAATTAATTCTCACCCTTTACAAATAGATATACAAAAGTCAAGTTTTTTCGTTAACTAACTAATATTTATCTATAAAATAAATCTGCAAATAGAATAATTTAAATAATGGCAACAGCACAAGCAAATCAAAAAGTTTTCGTATCACCTGGAGTGTATACCTCTGAAACCGACCTATCTTTCGTGGCTCAGAGTGTAGGTGTTACCACATTAGGCTTAGTAGGGGAGACACTAAAAGGACCTGCTTTCGAACCTGTATTCATAACAAATTATAATGAGTTTCAAGCTTACTTCGGTGGGACAGAACCAGTTAAATTTGTCAATACACAAATTCCTAAATATGAAGCGGCCTATATCGCCAAGTCTTACCTACAACAATCAAATCAATTGTTTGTTACAAGAATCTTGGGTCTTTCAGGTTATGATGCGGGTCCTTCTTGGAGTTTAACCGTCACCGCGAATGTAGACCCATTAACAATTGGAATTCAACCTGCAACAGGAACCACATGGTCGGCAGTATTCACGGGTACTTCTTCAGGTACCACTGTTGCATTTATTAGTGGAAGTTTACCAAATGAAGTTCTTGCAAACTTTAATACACAATACAGATTATCAGATGGTAGTACATCAACATTAAATGCCGATTTTAATTCTGAGTTAACGACAATTATGGTTGACCCAACATTATCTGCAACAACCGCAGTTATTTATGGGGCGATACCAAATGATGATTATGTTAATTTATCGGGGGATTACTCTACTATTGTAAATCAATACGGAGCATACTCAAACAATTTATACTACAATGACTTAAGTGCGGGATCGAATGATTCTTGGTATTATGCAAACTTTGATAACTACACAGGAAATAATTATTCAGGATATTCTTTTGATTATGCTGTGACTAATTTAATATCAGGAACTTCATTATCATATACAGGAACTGTTTCAGGTAGTGTTTATACTTTCACAGGTACGGCTTACACCCAGTATAATAATATGGTTGTTGCGACTTTACGTTCAAGAGGTATTTCATTATATGCTAATAGTGCCGATAGTATTGATCACGGTCAAATATACCAAGTAAGTGGGTTAACAGATTTAAATATTATTTGTAGTAATCAATACTCTGGTATTACAAATTCTCCATTTGAATCATTCTTACTTTCAGGGGTTACAAGAGAGAACACTAACTTCTCATTTGAATCATCATTATCTGCAATGTCTTCTAAGTATATTACTAAAGTATTAGGGGTCGACAATTTTGGTAAATCAAGATATGATGTTCCAATTTATGTTGAAGAGATTTATCCTAGCTCTTTAAACTACGCATACAATCAAGGATACATTAAAGGTTTAAATTGTGAGTTAATCGCATTACCTGAAGCAAGAAGTGAAGAGTCAACTTCTATCGCTTATAATGTAGAACAATATCAATCACCTGAAACACCTTATTTAGTTTCAGAATTAAGAGGTAATCAAGTTTATAGATTATTTAAGTTTATTTCTATCTCTGATGGTAATTCAGCTAACTTTGAAGTGAAAATTTCGATAGCGAATTTATCATTTAATAATATGACTTTTGATGTCTTAGTAAGAAACTTCTATGACACTGATGCAAATCCTGTTGTTGTTGAGAAATTTACAAATTGTAATATGGATCCAGCGTCAAATAACTTTGTTGCTAAAAAGATTGGTACTGCAAATGGTGAGTTCGCACTTCTTTCAAAATACATTATGATTGAATTGGCTGATGAAGCTCCTGTAGACGCAATACCTTGTGGATTCTATGGTTATACACAAAGAGAATATGAGTCATATGATCTTTATCCTTCACCATATATTAAATTCAAAACAAAATATTATTATCCAGGTGAAGTAATTTATAATCCTCCATTCGGAGCTAATTTAAATGTTACTGAATCAAATGGTGATATTGTTAGAAGAAGTTATTTAGGATTTTCAACACAATTTGGGGTTGATGAATCTTTCTTATCATATATTGGAAAACAAAATCCAAATAATTGGGTGGCTTCGGCAGTTCCTATCCCTGGAGATTCTTGGAATATACAATCTAAAGGATTCCATATGGATTCAGGCGCAACTGTTGTTACAATGTCAAACACTTATTTATCAAGTGGTCAAACAGCATTTGAATGTGGAGATGCAGATTTCAGAACAGATCCTGACACACAAGAAAATCCATATTATTTCATCTACGCTAGAAAATACACAGTATGTTTTGCTGGTGGTTTCGACGGATGGGACATTTACAGAGAATTTAGAACTAACCAAGATAGATTCCAATTAGGAGCGTCAGGTTACTTGGCAGGAGCATCACCATCTACAAGATACCCATCAGCAACTGGTGATGGTCTATTTAAGAGAATTGTGGTTCAGAATAACACTCAAGATTTCGCTAATACTGACTATTACGCATATCTACTTGGTATCTTATCATTCCAAAACCCTGAGGCAACAAACATCAATGTGTTTGCGACTTCAAGTATTGATTATGTTAACAACTCAAACTTAGTAGAAGACGCGATTAACATGGTTCAATATTCAAGAGCGGATTCAGTATACATCGCAACTACTCCTGACTACAATATGTACACACCTGATGGAACAAATTCATTAGATGTTATCTATCCTCAAGAGGCTGTTGATAACTTGAATAATACAGGAATCGACTCTAACTATACCGCTACTTACTATCCTTGGATTTTAACAAGAGATACTGTTAATAACACCCAAATCTACTTACCTGCTACAGGTGAAGTTTGTAGAAACTTGGCACTTACTGATAATATCGCTTTCCCTTGGTTCGCATCAGCGGGTTACACAAGAGGTTTAGTAAACTCTGTTAAAGCAAGAAGAAAACTAACCCAAGAAGATAGAGACACACTTTATCAAGGTAGAATTAATCCAATCGCAACATTCGCAGATGTTGGTACCGTAATTTGGGGTAATAAAACATTACAAGTTGCCGATAGTGCACTTAACAGATTGAATGTAAGAAGATTATTACTTCAAGCTCGTAAGTTGATTTCTGCGGTCGCTGTTAGATTGTTGTTCGAACAAAACGATCAAATCGTTAGACAACAATTCTTAGATAGTGTTAACCCAATCTTGGATTCTATCAGAAGAGATAGAGGTCTATACGATTTCCGTGTGACAGTTTCATCTTCACCTGAAGACTTAGACAGAAATACCCTAACAGGTAAAATTTACCTTAAACCAACGAAGGCGTTAGAGTTCATTGATATTGAATTCTTTATCACTCCAACAGGAGCT